TCGGATCGCATGCGTGGCCGAAAATGGTGGCCCCTAGTGCGTGGCGTGCCGCCTGGCGGCTCTCGGCCGCATGTGCGTGTGTCGAAGCCGCTTCCGAAATGCTGGCGTGAGCCGCTTGCCTGCGAGGCGTGACGAGGTGTCTGCATTGCGTGTTGTCGCAGCAGTTTGGAGCCTGTTTTTCAGGCACGAAACGCATGCGGTGCCCAGTTGAAAATGGGCCGATGATGAGCGTATGTTTCAGCATCTCTGGAGGTGCGTGCCATGTCGGTGATGCTTGCGAAGAACTGGGCCGGCAGCGACCCGGCCGGCTGGTGGATGAGCGAGAAGCTCGACGGCGTGCGTGCGGTGTGGGACGGCTACACGCTGGCGACGAGGGCGGGCAACGAGATCAACGCCCCGGCGTCGTTCGTGTCGTCGCTGCCGCGTGGCGTCAGTCTCGACGGGGAACTGTGGGCCGGGCGTGGCACGTTCCAGAGCGTCGTCGGTGCGTACCGCCGGATTGATGCTGAGTCGTGGCGGCCGATTCGGTACGCCGTGTTCGACGCCCCGGCCGCGGCTGGCGGTTTCGAGGAGCGGCAGCAGCTGCTGCGTGACGTGCTGACCGGAAGCACCGGCCCTGCGTTCGTGCTCGAGCAGCAGCGGTGCGGCGGCCGTGACGAGCTCGCTGCCGTGCTGTCCAAGATCGTGCGGGCAGCCGGCGAAGGCGTGATGCTCCGCGAGCCGGGTAGTGCGTACCAGCCGAAGCGGTCGGCCTCGCTCCTGAAGGTCAAGACGTTCCTGGACGCTGAGGCCACGGTGATCGGGTACGAGCCGGGCACGGGCCGCAACCGCTCCAGCGTTGGTGCTCTGGTGGCACGGATGCAAGACGGCACCGTGTTCCGTGTATCGTCAGGGCTGACGGACTCGCTGCGGCGTAAGCCGCCACGGGTTGGCACCGTGTTTACGTTCAAGTTCCAGCAGATGACAGACGCCGGCGTGCCACGGTTTCCAGCGTTCCTGCGGATAGCGTGATGGGTAAGGGACGAAAGCCGACGCCTAAGCCGATTCTTAAGCTCCGGGGCTCTCGCGTTAGAGGCCCGCATAAGAGCGGCATTGAGGCACCGGCGGGCATTCCTGAGCCGCCTAACTACCTGTGCGAGATCGGCCGGGCTGAGTGGCAACGCATCGTGCCGATGCTTGAGGCGTCCAAGGTGATGAGCATGCGGCACCAGCACACGCTGGCCGCCTACTGCGACGCCCTGGCCGACATGGTGAAGGCCGAGGCGGAACTGAAGCAGCACGGGGCCACGTTCATGGACGACAAGGGTAGGGTGATGAATCACCCGGCCTGGTATCGGAAGAAGGACGCCCGCCTGCACATGCTGCGGTTCGCCGAGCAGTTTGGCCTCACGGCGTCCGCTTTGGCGAGAGTCTCTGCCGTTGAGCAAGCAGCGTCCAACGACGACGAAGACCGCCTCATGTTCGGCTGAGAAGCCGTGCAATAAGTGCTCCTCGTGCCTGGCGGTGCGGTTCTTTGAGAAGCACCTGACGCACGCCAAGGGCGAGCTCGGCGGCAAGCCGTTCCTGCTCCAGCCGTGGCAGCGTGACTACCTGCGGGCGTTGTTCGCCGAGGACGCCGGCCGGCGAAAGGTACGCACGTCGCTGCTGGCCCTGCCACGCAAGAACGGCAAGAGCACGCTGGCTGCTGGCATCGCACTCAGGTGCATGCTCGAGGACGAGCCTGGGGCGGAAGTGTATTCGTGTGCGGCTTCACGAGATCAGGCCCGGCTGGTGTTCGACACCGCACGCATCGCCGTGGAGCAGTCGCCGGTGCTGCGGCAGCATCTCAAGGTGTATCGCAACGCCATCGTGCGAGAGTCCACGCACGCCACCTACAAGGCACTTTCTGCCGAGGCTGGAATCCAGCACGGGCTTTCGGCTCACGCGGTGATTTTCGACGAGCTCCATGTAAGCAACCGTGAGATGTGGGAGGTGATGCTCTCGAGCCAGGGGGCCAGACGCAACCCGCTCACGGTGGCGTTGACGACGGCGGGCCACGACAAGAAGTCGGTGTGCTGGGAGGTGTGGAAGTACGCCGAGGCTGTCCGCACCGGGGCGATCAAAGACGAGACGTTTCTGCCGGCGATCTACTGTGCCGATCCTGCAGCCGATTGGAAGGACGAGAAAACGTGGGCTATTGCCAATCCGAATCTCGGCGTTTCAGTAAAGCTCGACTTTCTCAGAAGCGAGTGTCAGCGGGCGGTTGAGATGCCTGCATACGAGAACACTTTTAAGCAACTTTATTTGAATTGCTGGACAGAGCAGGATACCCGCTGGATTGCGATGCATAACTGGGCGAAAGGCAACACGCCCTGCCCGGTGCCACTTGCCGGCCGTGACTGCTTTGCCGGGCTCGACCTAGCCACGACGTTCGACACGACGGCGTTCGTGATTCTGTTCCCGCTGGACGACGGCACTTTTTGGGTGGAGCCGCACTTCTGGATTCCTGAAGAGAACCTGCACCAGCGAGTCCGTAGAGACAAGGTGCCGTATGACGTGTGGCAGCGGAAGGGCCTGCTTCACGTCACACAGGGCAACGTCACGGACTACTCGCAGGTGCGAGCCGACATCAACGACCTGGCCAAGAAGTACGGGTTTCGGCAGATAGCTGTGGATCGTTGGAACTCGACTCACCTCACGCAATTGCTGCAAGAGGACGGGTTGCCCGTTGTAGGTTTCGGACAGGGCTACGGCTCCATGTCTGCGCCAGCCAAGCAGATTGAGGCGTGGATCGTCGGTGGAAAACTCCTGCACGGCGGGCACGAGGTGCTGACGTGGCAGGCCGGAAACGTGGCGATTCAGACAGACGGGCAGAACATCAAGCCGAGCAAGCAACGAAGTCACGAGCGGATTGACGGCATCGTGGCACTGACTATGGCGGCTGGCGTCTACGCAACGTCGGCTTCTACGGCAGGCACCTGGGACATCATCACGGTATGAGCGAAACGGCCACCAACGACTACCGGATGCACGAGCTCCGTGGCATCGACTGGAGCGAGATGGGCGGCGGCCGCACGTCTTCGGGCATCCGAGTCAACGCTGACACCTCGATGGCCTGCTCGGCCTACACGGCGTGCATCCGTGTGATTTCGGACTCGGTGTCGTCTCTGCCGCTGCATCTGTACGAGCGGGTGGCTACGGGCGGCAAGCGTAAGGTGCCCGAGCATCCGCTGTACCGCCTGCTGCACACGCAGCCGAATCCGTGGCAGACGGCTCAGGAGTTTCGGGATTGGATGACCGGGCTCTACCTGCACTACGGCGCGTCGTACGCCGAGAAGCGGCCCGGCCCCCGCGGCACGGTCGGCGAGCTCTGGCCGCTGCACTCGTCACGCATGGAGGAGGAGCGGCTGGAGAACGGCCAGATTCGCTACCTGTACCGTGAGCCGGATGGCCGGCAGACGGTGTACCGCCAGGAGCAGATCTTCGCCCTGCGGTACACAACCAGCGACGGCATCCACCCGATCCCGACGTACCGGCTGTTTCAGAATGCCATCGGCCTGGCCCAGGCGTTGGAGGCACACGGGGCCACCTACTTCGGCAACGGTGCCCGGCCCGGCATCGTGCTGGAGTCCGACAACCCGATCCCCGTCGAGGCGGCCGAGCGTCTGCGTGAACAGTGGGAGCGGATGCACCGCGGGCCGGATCGTGCCCACCGGACGGCTGTGCTGCCCAACGGCGTGAAGGCCCACGAGCTCTCGCAGAGCAACGAGGCGGCCCAGTTCCTTGAGACTCGCCAGTACCAGGTGATTGAGATCTGCCGGGCGTTCCGTGTGCCGCCGCACATGATTCAGGATCTCACCCGCAGCACGTACTCCAACATTGAGGTGCAGGGCACCGAGTTCGTCCAGCACTGCCTGCTGCCGCACCTTAAGCGGTGGGAAGCGGCCATTTCCCGTGACCTGATCGACGACGACGCCACGTACTTTGCCGAGCACAACGTCAGCGGCCTGCTGCGGGGCGATCACGCGAGCCGCTCGGCCTACTACGTCTCGGCGATCCAGAACGGCTGGATGTCGATAAACGAAGTGCGTGAGATGGAGAACCTCAACCCGCTCGGCGTCGAGGGTGACAAGCACTTCATTCAATTGAACATGACCACGCTGGACAAGGCCGGCGAGGAGCCGCCTGCACCGGAGCCGGTGGCCGAGCAGCCGGTGGTCGAAGCCGAGGACAGCCCGGCCGACGAGCTCGAGGACGACGCCGAAACAGAGGAGCAGACCGATGGAGATTGAGCGCCGGGACTTCGCCTTTGAGGATGACAACGAGCTCGTGGTCGAGAGTCGTGCCGACGGCCGGGCCGCCATCGTGGGGTACGCCGCCGTGTACAACCGGCTGAGCCTTGACCTGGGCGGCTTCAAGGAAGAGATCCTGCCTGGTGCGTTTGACAAGATTCTCGGCCGCCAGCGTGGCAAGGGCGACGTGGTCGCACTCTTCAACCATGACAGCAACATCGTGCTGGGCCGCACGTCCAGCGGCACGCTGGAGTTGTCCAGCGACGAGAAGGGCCTTCGGTACGTGGTGACGCCGCCCGTGAGCCGGGCCGACGTGCTTGAGCTCATCCAGCGGCGTGACGTGCGTGGCTCGTCGTTCGCCTTCACGGTGGACCCCAAGCACGAGTCGTTTCGCACCGGCGAGGACGGCAAGGCCGTGCGGCAGATCCGAGAGGTTTCGGGCCTGTACGACGTTGGCCCAGTGCTGGTGCCGGCGTACCCGCAGACGAGTGCCGGCGTGGCCATGCGGTCCTATGAGGCATGGCTTGCGTCACAGGGCGAGCCAGCGGCCCCGCCTGCTGTGCGTTCGGCCATGCGTGGCGTCGCCCAGGCGTGGGCCGCCATGCTGAGGCTCCGCAATGTCTGAGGCCCGCTGCACCTGCGGCGAGAAGTTGCGGTGCCGCTCTAGTCGTGCCTGCGGCGACGAACGGCAGCGGTATCTCCGTTGCCCACGGTGCGGTGCCCGTGCGGTGGCGTTTGTGAAAACAACACTTTCGCAAGTGAGGTTCTGCAAGAGGCCGGGTGCGTAGCGGCACAGTGGACTCCATCGGCAATCACGCCGCTGGAGATCACACATGGACCGCCTCTCGACTCTTCGCGCCGAAGCCAACGACGTTGCCGAGCGGATTGACTCGCTCACGGCCCTGCAGACCGACAACCAGGCTGATCTCGAGTCCCGTGATGCGGAGCTCACCGGCCTGACCGAGCGGGCTCAGAAGCTCGCCGCCTCGATCGACTTCGAGGTCAAGGTGGTCGAGTCGGCCAAGAATCTCCGCAGCGTGGCCGAGCGTTGCTCGCCGGCCCCCGAGGTGCGTGCTGTCGAGAATCGCATCGAGCCGGTGCGGGACGGCCGCAAGCTCAAGGCGTTCCGGTCGCACGAGACGGCGTACCGCTTCGGCATGTGGCTGCGTGCCAAGTTCGCCGGCGACGACAACGCCCGGCGGTGGTGTGCTGACCACGGCGTCGAGAGCCGCACGATGGTCGAAGGCGTCAACAGCACCGGCGGGTTCAGCGTGCCGGATGAGGTGTCCAACGAGATTTTGCGAAACGTAGAAACCTACGGGGTGGCCCCCACGGCCCTGCAGAACTTCTCGATGGCCAGCGATACCCTCATGATCCCGAAACGCCTGACGGGCGTGCAGGGGGCGTGGCTCGGAGAGGGGAGCGAGTTCAGCTACAGCGACATGACTGGCACGCAGGTGCAGCTGGTCGCTCAGAAGTTCGGCGTGGCCACGAAGGTGTCCAACGAGCTCTGGGCCGACGGCGTTGGCATCGCCGACCTGATCGCCCAGGAGCACTCGCTGGCGGTGGCCAAGGCTTTGGACGAGGCCATCTTCATCGGTGACGGCACCAGCACCTACGGTGGCCACCACGGCGTGGCGGTGAAGATCAACACGTCGGCCTATTCGGCCAGCGTGGCGACGGCGGCCAGCGGCAACACGAGCTTTGAGACGCTCGACAAGGAGGACTTCCTTGCCGTGCTGGCGAAGACTCCGCGTTACGCCCTGCCCGGTGCCCGGTGGTACATCAGCCCGGCCGGCTACCACGCTGCGATGCAGCGGCTGGATCTCGGCCAGGGTGGCAACGCCAGCGTGGCCAACGGGTTCGGCCTCACCTTTTTGGGCTACCCTGTGACCCTCGTGCATGTGATGAACAGCACGCTCGGTGCGGATGCGTCGAAGATCAAGGTGCTCTTCGGCGACATGGCCATGGCTGGTGCCCTCGGCCTGCGTCAGGGTTACGCCCTGCGTGTCAGCCAGGAGCGGCTGGTCGAGTATGACCAGACCCTCGTCACCGGCATCGTGCGTGCCAATGCGGTGTTCCACTCGCTCGGCTCGACCAGCGAGGCGGGCCCGGTGATCGCGCTCAAGACGGCGTCCTGAACCTAGTTCCTTCCACGGAGAACTGCTCCCATGATCCAGATTGCGGCAACGAAGACGGACGCCAAGGCGGCGGCGAGTGTGGCGGCCTCGGCCACCCACAGCCACGAGATCGACACCCTCGGCTTCGAGTACGTGTCCATCGACGTGGTGTACTCGCCGTTCACGGCGACCACGGCGAATGCGGCTCCGGTTCTCCGGCTGACGCAGCACGACGTGACCGGCACCGGCCAGACGAACATCAGCGGTTTCGTGGGCGGCACCGACTTCACGGTGGCGGCTGGCACCACGACCGGGGCGAACGTCGGCTACGTGGCTCGGTTCAACGTGGACATGCGTGGCAAGCGTCGCTTCCTGACGCTGTACACCTCGCCCGGCAACACCGTGGCGGTGAACAGCGTGGCCCGGCTGGGCCGTGCCGAGGAGGCTCCGGTCTCGGCGGCCACCAAGAACGTCGGCACGCTCGTCAGCGGCTGAACGCTTGACACATGCGGCACAGTGGACGGCTGGCAGGGCTCTACGCTCTGCCAGCCGTTTTCATTTGAGGGGCCACAATGCTCGTCCGTGTCGGTGACACGCAGGTGGATATCCGAGTCGAGGCCGTGCTGTCGATGCCCCGGCTGGGGTTCACCAGCAACTTCTTCGCCTGGGCTCAGGCCCTGATGCCTTTGGGCATCCGGCCGACTCTCGGCACGGGCTGCTTCTGGGATCAGGTCAACACTCGGGTGTTCGAGCAGTTCATCGACAAGGCCGAGTACCTGCTCGCCATCGATTACGACACGTTTTTCACCAAGGAAGACGTGGAGACGCTCTTCGCCATGGCGATGACGTTTCAGTGCGATGCGATCACGGGGCTGCAAACCAAGCGAGAAGACGGCCGCCCCATGCTCACGCTCAAGGGCACGCTGGATTCGCCGCCGGATGCCGGGCACACAAGCCTGCCACCGTCGTGGTTTGCCGAGCCGATTCAAGAGGTGGACACGGCCCACTTCGGCCTCACGGTGATCAGCACGGCCGCACTCAAGCGAACCAAGAAACCGTGGTTCTGGAGCAAGCCAGACCCAAGCGGAGGGTGGTCTGACGGCAGACAAGACTCGGACATATTTTTTTGGGCCAATTGGCGAGAAAGCGGCAACCGTGTCTTTGTCTCGCCCCGTGTCGTGCTGGGGCACGGCGAGTACGTCGTGACGTGGCCGGGCCGCAACCTAACAAGCCCGGTGTTTCAGTGGGCCAATGAGTTCACGTCCACGAGCAAGCGGCCCGAAACTGCATGGAGGGTGGGGGAATCATGAAGATAAGGATGCTGATGAGCTACCGGCACTACAAGCGTGGCCAGGTGCTGCCGGACGTTCCCGACGGCATGGCGAACGATTGGATCAGCCGAGGCATCGCCGTCGAGGACAAGCAGCAGACCATCGAGACGGCGGCCATCGAGCACCGGGCCGAGACGGCCGACGCCACGCCCAGGAAACGAGGACGCCCCCGTGCAGTACCGCAGCCTGACCAGAGCGACGCCGCCGGCGGTTGAGCCCGTCTCGGTTTCCGAGGCCAAGGCCCATCTGCGTGTAGACATCAGCGACGACGATTCCTACATCTCGACGCTGATCACGGCGGCCCGTGAGTGGTGCGAGCAGTACCTGGACCGCACGCTGATCAACACGCAGTGGACGATGCGGCTGGACTCGTTCCCCTACGAGATCGAGCTACCCCGGCCGCCGATTGCCACGAGCGGCACGGCCACGGCGGTGTCGCTCACCTACACGCTGGGCGACGACTCCACGGCCACGCTGTCCACGACGGCGTACCGAGTGGACCGCCACTCGACGCCTGGCGTGGTGCGGCAGCTGCGTGCCGGGACGTGGCCCGCCAATCTCGACGACTACAACGCCGTGGCTGTGACGTGGTGGGCTGGCTACGGGCCTGCCGGATCTAGTGTGCCAGCCGCAATCCGCCACGCCATCCTGATGCTCGTGGGGCACTGGTACGAGTCACGCTCAAGCGTGCTCACCGGCAGCATCAGCAAAGAGATTGAGTTTGGCGTCAAGTCACTTCTCGACTCGCAACGCTGGGGATCGTACCGATGAGCATTGAAGGCCGCATCGTCGTTGACGCACTGTTTCACGAGAAGGACGGATCTGCCATCAGCGTCGTCACGCTGCAGGGCTCCAAGGCGTACGCATCCGGCAAGGTGGCAATCGTGAGCGGGACGGCGTCCAACTCGACGCCCGTTTCTTTCTTTCCGCAGAGCGGAGTTCCGTATCGTGACGCCAGCGGCGAGCTCGTGACGTTCTCCTCTGTGTCGGTCCTGGCTGCGTTTGGACAAGACATCAACGTGGAGGCTATCGGCATTGGACCCGGCTTTGAGTATCCGGACGTTTTCTCCTCGTTTTACAACGGTGGAGACATCGTGAGCGTCACGCAGTTGCTATATGTGGCAGAGGAGATTCGCGTGCGCGCTGCCAGCAGCACGCAATCTTCGTACACCCTTGTCCTGTACGGCGTATGACCATCGACGGCCGCATCACTGTTGACGCCCTCTTCCACGACACGTCTGGCACGGCCAGGCTGAAGGTGCAGTCTTTGCAGTCCGTCACCGGGTACACGTCTGGCGAAGTCGTGGCCGTCACCGGCACCGCCGGAACCTCGAGCGTGTCCATCAACTTCGGCACGTACCGCAACGCCGCCGGCTCGCTTGTGTCGCTGGGCTCGCCGCTGAAGCTGGCCTTTTCGTGGAGTGGCTCTAGCCGCCGCACCCTCAACGACGGCGGCGACGATGCGTGGCGGCTCATATCGTCTAACGGCGAGGTGGCCGTGACGCAGATGGCCGACAGCGAGCCCGTGCCGCAGCTGACGGCTGGGGCCGGTACCGGCACCTACACGCTCATCCTGTGGGGGCCAAACTGATGGACTCCGGCCGGCTCCGAGAGCGAGTGACGGTGCAGCAGGCCACGGACAGCCGCACGCCGATGGGCGAGGCTACGCAGACGTGGGGCACCTTCGCTGAGCGTTGGGCCAGCGTCGAGGGCATCTCGGCCCGGGAGTTCTTCCTGCAGGGTCAGCAGCAGACCGAGGCCAGCCACCGGGTGCGGATGCGGTATCTCACCGGACTCACGCAGCAGATGCGTCTGCAGTGGCGTGGCCGCACGCTGGAGATCGTCAGCATCCTCGAGCACGGCAACCGCACCGAGCACGAACTGCTGTGCCAGGAGGCGATCTAGTGGCCTTCATCTTGATCACGGTGGACTCCACCGACCTGAAGCAAAAGACCGAGCAGCTGCGGAACCTGTTCGGGCAAGACGGCCGTGCCGGGCTTGCCGACACGCTGGAGGCGGCCTTGGAGAAGGCCATCTGGCCGGCGTACCTGCGGCTGCGTGAAGTCACGCCCGTGGGCCCCACCGGCAATCTCAAACGGGCCGCCCATTACAAGACGGTGAAGTACCCGAAGGACGGGGCGGCCGTTGGCCTGATTGGCTACCGGCAGTCGCCACGAGAGCCTGGCACCGCCACCGCTGGCAGCGTGCGGATCGGAAAGAACCGTGGGTTTCACCAGTGGTGGCTTGAGTTCGGCACCAAGGAGCGAGTCGTCACCAAGCTTGCGGACAAGGCTTACCAGCGTAAGGGCCACACCCGGCGGATGAAGTCTGGAAAGGTCGCCACGGTCAAAGCCCACGAGGTGAAGGCTGGCCAGGGGGCCGTCATCGCTTCCAGCCTGGCCGCCCGTGGGCCGTTCGACATCTACCCCGACGGCAGCAAGTCGCAGCCCTACGCGTTCTTCATGAAGGGCAAGAAGGGCCAGGGGGCAATCCGCCTGCCGGTAGTTCGGCCTGGTGGTCGTGGAGGCCGCCCGCCCGTGCAGACCGCTTTCGAGCAGACGAAAAACCAAGTCGCCGAGATCCTGCGGCGTGAGCTCAGCATCTCGATTGAGGCCGCCATCTCCAAGATTACGCAGTCCAGCACCGGCACCATCAGCGGCATCATCGGAGGGTAGCCACCATGCCACTCAAGTCACCTGAGCAGCTGCTGGCTAACGCCCTGGTAGCCGACCCCGCCGTGGCGGCTGTCGTGGGCCAGCGTGTCTACCCGGTCGTGGCACCGGCCTCGGCGGATCTGCCGTTCATCACCTGGCGTCGTACGGGCATCCAGCGGACGCAGACGCTATCCGGCCCGATGGGAATGGGCGTCGTGCTGCTGTCTGTGGACGTGTACGCCGAGACGTACGGCGAGGCCCGGGACATCGCCGACCGATGCCGCTCGGTTCTGGATGGGTACGGGACCGCTGTGGAAAACTACGTGAGCGTCAGGAACGTGTCTCTGGACACGGAATCGGACGGCGTGGTGCAGCTGGCGGGAGGCGACTTGCCTCCAATTCTCACGGTCAATCAACAGTACTCGATCCTCTGGCAGGAGATATAAGCGATGCCTTTCGAGACGCCGCATGATGGTGCAGGTACGGTGGTGACGTGGCCGACGACCGCCACGAGGTACACCGTCACGAACATCGTCGTGTCGTTCACCGACCCGGCGGCCGAGGACGAGAAGATCAACGTGGCCCACCTGGGCCAGACCGTCGGCGAAACCGCCAGGACTCTCGATCTGCCGCTGGCCGGCTCGGCTTCCGGCGACACCGGCCGCACGGTGCAGTTCGACTACGTCGGCAGCACCCTCATCAACGACAAGTCCACCGGCACGCTGTCCATCACCGTGGGCG